ATACCAAATGATATGGAACGCAAAATGATATATGATACATATGACTTATTACTTGCAGGCAAAAGTGAAGCCGATCTAATAGATTATGTTCGTAATTATGAAAGTAATCATATTGGGCAGGGCATGAAAATACTTGTCATATCACATATAGTTAAACATTTTGAAAATAAAAATCCCCACACCGGCGGCAACCGATAATGGGGACACATAAAAATATTTACGAACTTATTTTAACATAAGTAGAGAGGAATGTCAAGAAAATGGAAGAAAAAAGAATGACAAACTTAGAATATCATGTACATCATGCTATATCAAAATCAGACCTTGATGCAGTACATCGTTCTCCTATGCACTATCTTTATCGCAGGGAGCATCCTCAGCAGCAAACTACTCCGGCACTGCTTACAGGTTCAGTGATACACAAGATGGTGCTTGAGCCTGAAACATTTGCTGAGGAATACATAGAAGCACCTGCTATTGACCGACGTACTAAAGCAGGCAAAGAAGAATATGCAGCATTTGAGCAGGAAGCAGCAGGGAAAATTATTGTTCCAAAAGAAATGATAACTTTATCCGTAAATATTGCCGAAGCTGTAAGTCACCATAAAACAGCACGTGCACTTTTGTCAGGAGGCAAAGCTGAAACTTCTCATTTTTGGACTGATATTCGCACAGGTTTGGAGTGTAAGTGTCGTCCGGATTATTTGAGAAGCGGTTTCTGCGTAGACCTTAAAACAACGCAGAATGCATCCCCGGAGGCTTTTGAAAAGGCTGCATACAACTATCGCTATTATGTTCAGGCACACTGGTATCTGCATGGTCTTAAACAATGCGATATTTCAGATGCTGAGGATTTTGTATTTATAGCTGTAGAAAAGGAACCACCTTATGCAGTTGCCGTGTACTTTGCAGATGATCTTATGCTATCTCTCGGCGAAATGGAAGCAAGATCAGACCTTGATCTTCTTTCAGCATGCATACATGCTGGATTATACCACGGATATGAAGAAAACATACAACCTTTAAGTCTGCCTAAATGGGCAGCAAGAGAAATTATGTAATAAATAAAGGAGTATATAATTATGGCAGAATATGAGATAATGCAGAATCCATTTGGAACTGCTAAAAAACACGAGAATATTAACCAGGGTGTTATTGAGATAGAATCAAGTAAGGCTGTTGCGGAAGCACAAGGTAAGCTCGTGATTGCTAAAAGATTTCCACGGGACGAATTTGCGGCATTTGAAAAACTTATGAATGCCTGCTCAAGGCAAAGTCTAGCAGAAAAAGCTATCTACTCATATCCCAGAAGCGGAAACAATATTACAGGTCCGTCCATTCGCCTTGCTGAAGAAGCTGCAAGATGCTGGGGCAACGTAGATTTTGGCGTTAAGGAACTATCTCAGAAGGAGGGAGAATCAGAGATGATGGCATACTGCTGGGATATGGAAACAAACGTTATGTCCAGTCAGCAGTTTGTGGTGCATCATGTGATGGATACTAAAAAAGGAGTTAAAAAGCTAACAGAACAGCGTGATATTTATGAGAATAACGCAAATATGGCAGGCAGGCGACTTCGTGCGAGAATACTTGCTATTCTTCCGCCGGATCTGATAGAAGCAGCACTCGCAAAATGTCGTGAAACTCTTGCAGGAACTTCGGAAGTTCCTCTTGAAGATCGTATACGTAAGATGGTTTCAGCATTTGAGCAGATCAGCGTACGCCGTGAGATGTTGGAAAAACGCATGGGACATGATATTTCTATGATGACTAAGGAGGAGCTGGTAGAACACATTACTATATATAATAGTATAAAGGAAGGCGGCAGCAGAATTAGTGACTGGTTCGAGCATATCAGCGATGATAAAAAAACAAGATCTATAAATGACAAGCTTAGAGAGGATAAAAATGCAGACGAAGCTCAGTGATGGAAGCGTAATGGTTTGTGGCGTACTGCCTAAGGATGCAGAATATAAAACAGTGGGGCAGAACAGCAGCAGTTTGACTAAATTTTCTGTAAAGGTCGGAGAAAGGATAAATCCGGATGCATCTGAAAATGCAAAACCGATTGCAATATGGTGTAACTGTGTATGCTGGCATTCAGTGGCACGAGCAGCTAAAGGCTTGAAAAAAAGTGACACTGTACTCTGCATCGGCAAGGTAGAAGTAAGAACATACACAGGCAAGGACGATGCGGAGCATACTGTAAAAGAGCTTATTTGTGAATTCGTACTCCCAATGGTTCCTGCTGTACAAGAAACTTCTGCACAGGTATCGAATACTATAGGCTCGATTGATGGGTATGAAGAGATCCTCAGCGATGGTGACACTCCGTTCTGATTGTAAATTTTTTATGAAACTTGAAGAAAAACATTCAAGTTATTTATTTCACGTGGCTATTAGTAGGAGGTGATTTTTATGGAAATTACAAATGAGCAATTGGAAGAGATACATTATGAGGATCCAAAGGCAGTGATAGATGTGCTTTCTGACATTGTTCTGCTTGGAGGTACATCTTCCGATACTATCAATAATCAGATCGCCGCTCTTCGTGAAAAGTCTATTGAAAAAGGCGGGCGTGAGATTTTTGACCGCTGCTTTGGAATTATGTTGGAAGGATTATCAGATTACATAGAAGAAAAGAAACTTAACATTCATCTTGTGTATACCAAAGCTGATTTTCTGGAAAGCACTGAGCCATACAGGGAAATTGCTGAAATAGATGTGCCCTTCTTCAGGCAACAGCGTATCCAACAGCTTGCTGCCAATGCAAAAGCAGTAGGCTTTAACGGATTTATGAAGATGTATAAGGAGTATGAACGGACGCAGCGCATAGCTGACAGGAACGCCTATGCGAACCTATCAAACCCTACCATGTTTCCGGATCAGCCTATAGAACTTGATTGCGGAGATTGGCAGTGCGATGAGAACGGTGTGCAGAAAAGCAGTGGATATAGTACCGACATAGCTTGCTGTCACCCTATAATGCCTGTCGAACGTCTTGTAAATATCGATACCGGAGAGGAAAAGTTGAAGATTGCATATAGCAAAGGCAAACGATGGAGATACGTGATTTTTGGCAAAGACGTACTTTTTGTTGCAAGCAAAATCGTACAGCTTGCCGCTGTAGGCATAGCCGTTACATCTGAAAATGCAAAAATGCTTGTGCGATATATCTGTGATATAGAAAATCGTAATTACGATATACTGCCCGAACATTCAAGCGTAGGAAGGCTTGGATATGTGGGTGATGACGGAATTTTTTCACCATATCATCCCGACCTTATTTTTGACGGAGAATCAAACTATAGGGAGATATACAATGCGATACATTGTGAAGGAGATTTTGATAAATGGAAGGAAACTGCCATAGACTGCCGAAATAACAGCAAAACTGCACAGATACTTCTTGCCTCTTCCTTTGCAAGTGTGCTGGTCGGTCGTGTTGGCGCATTGCCGTTTTTTGTACATCTCTGGGGCGTAGATTCGGGCACAGGTAAAACAGTGGCTCTTATGCTGGCTGCAAGCGTCTGGGGAGATCCCACTATAGGCAGATATGTGCAGACATTCAATGCAACACAGGTATCTCATGAGCGCATGGCAGGATTTCTTAATAATATACCGCTGTGTATAGATGAACTTCAGCTTTCCAGGGACAGCCACGGCAACTCAAAATTTGATGTGTACCAGCTGGCTCAGGGTGTAGGAAGAGGCAGAGGAAACCGTGCAGGAGGCATTGACCGTACACCTACATGGTCCTTGTGCGTTCTGACTACCGGTGAATCTCCTATAACTCAGGCAGGTTCGGGAGCAGGTGCACTTAATCGTGTCATTGATATAGAATGCCGTGCATCGGAAACTGTTATATCTGACGGTATGGCGGTTTCTGCATCTGTAAAACAAAATTTCGGATATGCCGGAAAGTTCTTTGTGGAACACCTTACGCCGGAACTCATTTCACAGGCAAAAGAACTGTACAAAAAATATTTCAGAAACCTTTCTTCACGTGATACCACAGAAAAACAAGCGATGGCAGCTGCCCTTATACTGACAGCAGACGAGCTTGCGGACAAGCTTATTTTTCATACAGGAAAGCACCTTACAGAAGATGAAATAGCTTCCTTTCTTCAGACAAAGGCAAGTGTTTCCGCTGGTGAGCGTGGCTATCGGCATATGTGCGATTGGGTGGCTCTCAATGCAAATCGCTTTGCACTTGAGAATCCGGGCGGTGAAATTTACGGCATTCTTGACAACGGCTGGGCATACATCAATAGTGGAGTATTCAGAAAGACTGCACAGGATGGAGGCTTTGACCCTCGTGCGCTGCTGTCATGGATGAAAACAAGAGGGCTTATACTGACACGTGGAAGAAATTACACAAGGGGTAAGCGTATACATGGGGTCAACACGGAGTGTGTGGTAATGCGGCTTCCTGAATATTGTAATTCAGATACAACGAACATAGACGAAAATCAGCTTTTGTAAATATATCGTGGGACAGAATGTGGGACAAGATATATACAAAAAAACGCCTGATTTCGGGCGTGTGGGACTGTGGGACATTTCCCCTGTATATATACGTTTTTTTAAATATACAATATTTCTACTGCCGATTCTGATTGAAATTATATAATAAAAGTCCCGAGAGAAAAATGTGCGAAATTGTCCCACAGTCCCACAACATACAATTTTGCACGAAATTACGTTGTTATTCTTGTGGGACGCATGTACCACAGTGCACCACATATCCCACACAGAAAGGAAAAGTATGACATATGAAATTAAGAGACTATCAGCAGGAATGCATAGATATTCTGGAAAGCAAACCTTCCGGACGGTATCTTGTACAGATGGCAACAGGTCTTGGAAAGACAGTTACCTTTGCAAATATACCAAGACATGGACGTACACTTCTTCTATCCCATCGTGAGGAACTTGTACGCCAGCCGCTTAAATACTTCACTTGCAGTACAGGCGTGGAGATGGCGGAAGATATATCTCATGGTGAAGAAGTAGTATCCGCAAGTGTGCAGAGTCTTGTGCATCGTCTGGATAGATTTTCGCCGGATGCATTCCATACAATAATCGTAGACGAAGCCCATCATGCGGCTGCTAAAACATACCGTAAAGTATTGGACTATTTCAAACCTGAAAAGATAATAGGTTTTACGGCTACTCCAAACCGTTCTGACAAAGCAAGGTTATGTGATGTATTTGATGAGATCGTTTTTAAGAGGGACTTGCTGTGGGGTATAAGAAATGGCTATCTGTGTGATATATTCTGTCGCCGTATAGACATAGGCTATGATCTCAGTCAGGTACATACAAGAAATGGCGACTATGCACCGGGAGAACTTTCAGAAGCTATGTCAGGTACAGAGGACGCTGTTGCAGAAGCTTACAGAAAATATGCAAAGGGAGCTACGCTCATATTTGCAGCAAGCGTTGACCACGCTGAACGCATTGCAGGTAAAATTCCCGGTGCAGAGATAGTCACCGGAAAAACAAAAAATAGAAGTGATATTATCCGCAGATTCACTGAAAGAAAGATACCCTGTATTGTAAACTGTATGATATTCACGGAAGGAACTGATATGCCTCTTGTGGAAACCGTGATAATAGCTCGTCCTACTCAGTCAGACAACTTGTATGCACAAATGGTGGGAAGAGGTCTGAGACTTCATCCGGAAAAAGAGAAACTTACACTTATCGATTGTGTGGGAATTACAGGAAAGGCACGGCTGTGTACAGCTCCAAGCCTTTTGGGACTGGATATTTCCACTATACCAAAGAAAAAGCAGACTGAAATAGAGGGAATGCTCTTTGACCTTCCTGCAAAGGCAGAACGTGCAGCGGATTGTCCTCAGAGCTGGATACGCAACATGGAAATCGTATCCCTTTGGGCAAAAGAACAGGAACTTGATATGAGAGATATTAACTTCTTTCGTATGCCTGACGGCTCTCTGGTGTGCAGCCTGAAAGATCGTGTACGCCTAAGGATACCCTGTCAGGATGCACTGGGAGATACAATATACGGCGGAAGGAAAATGACTATGCAGCAGGCTGTGGACACAGTTTATAAAGAGCTTCTGGAGCTGTATCCGAATGAGAGATATATATGGGATTTGTCATCAGTAAAGCGCTGGGGCGGCAGTCCTGCCAGTGATGCTCAGAAGAAACTCATCAGAAGGAAATGCAAAAATGAGTATATCGACTATGAAGTACTGACTAAGTTTCAGGCATCACAGATACTTAACCGCATTATGGCAGGAGGAATGGCATCATGACAGAAGATCAGCACCAGATGGCTGTGATAAAATGGTCGCAACAGGAATCCATAAGAAAAAAATATCCTGAATTAAAGCTGCTGCATCACATTCCAAACGAAAGAAAATGTACACCTGCACAAGGTATGCGGCTTAAACGCATGGGCGTAAAATCAGGCGTACCGGATCTTATGCTTCCGGTTGCAAGAGGAGGGTATCATGGGCTATACATAGAAATGAAAGCGGAGAACGGACGTACATCTGATAATCAAAATTGGTGGATCAACGAACTTGCCTTGCAGGGATATTTATGCAGGATATGCTACGGATGGAAAGATGCTGTATATGAGATCGAGAGGTATTTAAAAACGTGAAAATAGAAGATGTTGAGAAACTTGCCAGCAGAAATGCTCCTATGCCTGATGAACTTACGCCGCCTGAAATATTTCTTTTTTTATCACTCCGTGCTGTATACAGTGCATGGCGAACAGGTACGGTGGAAACATCTCAGGCGAAAAATGAAAAAGCACTGGTCATAAGACATTACAAGGAACTTGACCTTTGGCATAGAATATATACAGAACAATCAAGAATGCTGCGTCAGGTACAGAGATATTCTGATAAAATCAGAATCAGCGGCTGCTTAGTCTGTAAAGGCTTGTATACAGCACTTAGCGGATTGGAAAAATTGAAAGAAGAGGGTG